GCCGTAGCCGTAGCCGTAGCCGTCGCCGGAGCCGTCGCCGTAGCCGTAGCCGTCGCCGTCGCCGTAGCCGTCGCCGTCGCCGTCGCCGGAGCCGTTCAAAATAAAATTCGGAAGAGCTCCGCGAATGAGTTTCGCTTCCATCGCGGGCTTTACTCCTTCGCGAATTTCTCGAATTTCTTAGCGGCTTCGGCCGTGCACTCGACGACGGAAGTGATTGCTCGAAGCTGAATATCTGCCGGCCGGCCGATCTTGCAGTTGCTCGACGGGCCATGTGACGCCAGGCCCATGAATCCGCGCAGGTCGCTGGACCAGTAGATGACGAGTTGCGCGCGCTTGAGGTCGATCACCTCGCCATCAGTCTTTGACGCGAAGCCAAAAAACACCCCGCGATGCTCAGTGGTTACCAGGACCGGTCTCTCTGTCTTAACTGCCATCTGAAATTCTCCGTTCGTTGAAATTGAATCTGCGTAATCTGCGGATTAACTCGCCGCTGATTTCAGGTTTTCCAGCCGCGCCTTGACGGCCGAGTCCAGGCGGTTCAGCGCTGCGACGTCTTCGGCGATTTCTGTGCGTGCCTTGCGAAGTTGGAATTCGTCAAGGTGTTCCTGCATCAGCACCTGGGGAATGTCCGCCGCCTCGCGCAGCTCGTCTCGCAAACTTGCCAGCAACGCGTCTTCCTCGGTCTGGACATGAAGTCCGGCCGCGCGGTCCAGTTCGTCAACCAGGTCAACGAAGTACTGCGCCGCCTGTCGAGCGTTACCCGGGTTGTAGTGGTGAATGATGGTGACGAGCCGCGCCGCCTGGTCCAAAGGGTTGTGTTTGCCCGTGCCCGTCGGGTGAATGTCCGATTCTTTCGGGTGCCGCCACGAGCGCACCGTCTGCTCGTTTACTCCGAACGCCCGCGCCACAACGTGAACCAGGTGCGATGTCAGGCTCTCAGCTAATAGCTCGTGGGTTTCAACCGTTGGCATCTTTTGAATTTGAGAAGGTGGTGCGTTTCCCCCGAAATCTCGCCTAGATAGCCCGCAATAAATCAGGCTAATCTCGCGATGATGAATCAAGCGGCTTTCTTTTCCAGGTCATCAAGGCGATCAAGCATCAGCTTTTTGGCTGCCGGGGCTTTCTTCGCGATGTGCTCACGTTCCATGTAAGCCTCGAACCGTCGCGCGTCGTCGCCGTCAAGTTCGAGAATGACAATGGTTTTGCTGTTCTGAGATTTGTTTTTCATTAACGTTGGGTCAAATTTCCAATCCGACGCAGAAGGTACGCCCATTGTTTTTTATTGTCAAGTAATATTTTCTATGGTACGTTTCCCACTCGACGCGCTGCCTGTAGTAGAAGGTTCACTGCACATAGGAAATGCCGTGCAAGGAACTAACCAAGGCTTGAAGGAAACTCTTCCCGACTACGTGAGGCGCATCCGCCAGGAGCATCGGCTTTCTCTGCTCGATGTCGAGGGGCAGAGCAGGCGGGCGGGCTGGAAGATTGCCGGTAGTTATGTTTCGAAGATTGAAAACAAAGTGGCGCGAAATCCGAGTATCGACAAGCTGATCGGGCTCGCATTCGGTCTGGGCGTCCCCCTCGAAGAAGTGCTCAGTATCGCATCAGGAAAACCACTGCAAGCCCCGGAGGCGCAGGAGATCCGGCTGGTCGTTATGTTTCGCGAGCTGCCCCCGGATCGCAGGGATGACGTTATGAACCATGTGCGCATGCTTCACAAGCAATACGCCGTCAAGCCGACTGAGGTAAAAAATATCGACGCGAAAAAGAAACGACCCCGCGCCGCCTAAAATTTAAAGGCGGCGAAAAAAGGAAAGGAACACCTCATGCCCGGATTCTTCTCGTTTCACAAACTCGTCAGCACTTCCATCATTAAAGCAACCTACATCATCGGGCTCGTGCTAATGACTCTATGGGGAATCGGCGCGATCGGCCTTGGTATTGCTGCGCTGGCTCAGCCTGACAACTTAGATTTGAAGGCGATAGTGGTTGGTCAACCCGCCGGCGTCATAGTGTTGGGCGCGGTCGTTATCGTATTTGGGAACCTGCTCTGGCGCTTGCTCTGTGAGGGATGGATTCTGCTTTTCAGCATTCATGAACTGCTCGCGAGGATTGCACATTCAGATCGGACCGGTCTGACTTCCGACTTTTGATATGCCCAGCAGAGATAAATCTGGTTCTATTGTCGCCGCCGCGTTATTGCTCGCGGTCATTCTGGGATGCAAGAGCCCTTCGAGAGTTCAGCTTCCACCCTCACAACTTAATTCTGAGCAGCACTTTGCAATCATGAAGGCGCTTAAAGAAAAGGGATACCCCGAACCTAATCTGGAAGTCTCTGACACTGGCTTTCTAGTCGCGACGTTCACACTGAGTGGACCGCCGACCAGGCAATCGCTCCGGACCTATGCGGAGGAGGCTTTGCTGATAATCCGGAACACAATGCACCCACATCAGGTTGTGAAAAGCTACCGGGTCACGCTGAACGGACCATCGCCGGGTCCGGGATTGATTCGCCGATACGGCGTTGCCAGATATATCGAAGGCTACCAAGTGACATGGGAGCCCGCTGACTAAAAACCTTAATGCCCCGCGGAACTAAAGACGGCTCAATCACCAAACGACGCGTCACTCGCCTCATCAAAGGCAAGCCGCGCCAGGGCGACATCTGGGAAGTCCGCAAGCGCTACACCAAAGCCAACGGTCTCCAGGGCCAGAAGCGCCGCGTTGCTTACTCAGCCACCCAGGCAACGAAGACCATGCGCGCCCTCGAGGATGAGATCGCCGACGAGCTCGCCGGCGCCGGCCGTGACGACTCAGCCCGCACCTTCGCCGACCTCTCAAAACATTTTGAGACCAACTATCTGAAGCCGCCCGTCTGGCACGACGGCCGCAAAGTCGAGGGCATGCGCTCGTATAAAAAGCGCCGCAACACTCTGAAGTTTCTGCGCGCCGCTTTCGACGATCGCCTGCTGCGCGATATCGGTTGGGCCGAGCTCGCCCAGTTCAAGAGCCAGCGCCTGCGCTCGTTCGTGGTGATCAAACACCGCAGACCTCGCGGCACTGAGGTCAGTACCGGGAGCGATAGCGACCGGGTCCGCGGTGCCGAATACGACCTGCGCAGCCGCACTCGCTCCATGGCTTCAGTCCAGGAGCCGCTGAAGCTGGCCCGGCGCATGTTCAACGTGGCCGTGCGGCTCGGGTGGATTGCTGAGAACCCATTCAGCCGCGGCGACTCGCTGATTGTCGTCGCGCACGAACGCAAGCGGATGCGGATCCTCTCACGCATTGAGGAAGGGAAGCTGCTGTCATTTTGCACCGGCCGCCGTGGCTATCTCTCCGATGCGATCACTTGCGCGATTGACACGGCCGCTCGCCAGAATGAACAGCTCACCCTCGCCGTCGACGATGTTTACATCGAGAAGAGATTCATGCGCATCCGGGCCCGCAACGCGAAGATTGAGGAAGAGCGCACCGTCCCGATCACCGCCCGCCTGGCCCTCGTGCTCGAGAGACTGATCGAGCAGTCAGTCAAAGGCCGGCTCTTTCCCCCGGGTACCGCAACCCGCATCAAGCGAAACTTTCAATCTGTCTGCCGTCTCGCCGGCATTGAGAACTTCCGCTGGCACGACCTCCGCCACACTGGTACGATGCGGATGCTCGATGCAATCAAGGACCCCGCCAAAGTGATGAAGATCACCGGCCACAAACAGTGGACCACCTTCATGGTCTACGTGAACGTCGACGAAGAGATAGCCCGCGAACTCGCCGGCGCCATGGACGCCGCCCGGGCGATTACGGAAACGATCATCGAAACGAACGAAGAGAGGGTGAACTAGGTGAGGTTCTTTAATTATTATCGAAGCCCAGACTTCAGCCTCTTCTGGCTGGTATTTCTTCCAGAATTGGTAGTGTGCGCCATGGTGGATAACGCTATATCGATCCGCGTTTGGACCGTATCAGGCGTGAAAGGATTTCTGCGTGAGTTCGCTCTGGACGCGCCCTGCACAACCACAGACACACCCATCGAAGTGAGAGAGGAAACGGTGAATTGATGTTCCACCAAGCTGATGACGTGTTCACCATACAGGAAAGTGGCAAGGAGTTAGTGCGTGTCACGCCGGACGGTGAGATTCAGATCGCTGATGGTCTAACTCAGGATGAATTGAGAGCCGTAATTCGGCACCTGGCCTGGGCGATAGCAAAGCCCGCCCTCGACGCCGCCCACGCTCTACCGGAAACACCGATCGAAGTGAGAGAGGAAACGGTGAACTGATTATGGACGAAGCTAATGACTTGACTCGACTCAGCGCAGAAATCACAAAGCTGTCAGAGTGGAAGGCCGACGCTCTAGATGTCATCAGGAAGTATCAGGCGATTGCGGATCTTGCATGTCCTAAACTCGACGTCGGCTGTAGCAGAGTTGAAGCCTTGCAAAACTTTGTGATAGCTCACAAGAACTGTGACCGAGTGAGAGAGGAAATGGTGAATTGATGTCAGCCACACTCTTAGTGACCCTTGGATTTAGTGGTCTTTACGACCAGGACGGAAACCTGCTCGAAGGGCCGCCGTTGATAGACCCTTGACTACGCCGCGAGAGTTGCCACATATTGCGCTGAAAGCAGAGCAAGACGGCTTTCAGGTCGTTCGAGTGGGTGACTGGGACTGGACGAGCCTCCAATCCGGCCCTCCGTCAGGCCCTCCGTCTGACGTTACTAGCCCCGAATAGCACCGCAGCCCGACTCGCGGTTAAGATGGCAGAGCAGGGAATTACAACTCCAGACACAGCCAGCCCCCGCGTGACTCAGGTAATGGCCAAACTCCTAAGCGGAAGGTCGCGCGTTGGAATCGCGCCGGGGGCACCATTTTCCTGAGCAAAACTGCAAAATAGAGAAGGGCCGCGCGAATTGCGGCCCTCCGTTTGGTCCTCACACACTTCAAAAGTGATGGTTTTTAGTAGATTGTGCGCCAGGCGTAGGCGTCGCCGGCGTCTTTCGCGCAGACCTCGACGGTGTCCTTCACACCGGCTCCGCCGTTCACCACCCAGAAAGTTCCGCGGTTGCTCGAGTTGCAGGTCGGCTTGGCGGTGGCAGTGTTGAGACGCAGGCCGCCGTTTACCTCGAGCTCGCGGCCGGGGCTGGTGGTGCCCACCCCGACGAGGCCCGCATAGTCGATCGTCATCCGGGCGTCAGCTACTGCCGCACTCGCTGAACTCGCGGCGCCATTCATCGCGAAGTACATCTTGCCGCGGCCGTTTGCGTCCTGGCCTTCGAAGATGATCGCGCCCTTTTGATAGCCGGCGCCGGAGTCGGTGAATCCAAAGTTGATGCCAACCCAGTTGCCGGCCGTGCCGATCAAGGCCGAAGTAAGCGTGGCCGCAAAATAGTTCCCAGCCGCGTCGTGAATGTTCAACTTGTGACCAGGGCTGGTGGTGCCGATGCCGACTTTGCCGGCGAACGTGTTATTGCCCGAGTTACTGAAGGCGTTCGCCGCGTTGATTAGCGGCACGTTGGCAGAGAGACGCGCGTCGGCTACTGTGCCGCTGCCGAGGTTGGAAGCATTCAGCGCGGTGAGGTTTATTCCGCTCGCCGCCGGCAGCGTGGCCGGGAAGCGGCCGTCGGGCAGAGTGCCGCTGGTGATGTTGGTGGCGTTGGTCGCGTCGGTCGCGCATGAGGCGGCGCTGTCGGAAAGGTTTGCGCAGGTCGGGCGTGCTTTGCTGATGAGGCCCTGGGCGCTTACGGCCGTCAGAAAGTTGTTTGAAGTTCCGGTGTCAGGCTGGACGGTGGTCGAGTCCGCGTTCGGAATGTTGATCGAGCGTGTCGTCGCGGTCGCGATATTTGAGACGTCGAACTTTGCGGCCCTGGTCGTGTCCGATGGATCCACCAGGTTGAAGTTGTTTCCTGCCTGGAATTTCTGCAGGAACGCGCCGAACGTGTTTGCCTGGTCGGTGTAGACCGTGGCCGCGTGCTGCCTGGACTTTCCCAGGGCTCCGGACCAGCTCAGAGTGAAACTGTGATTGTTGGCTGCGCTCGCGATCGTCAGCAGGACGTTGGTGTCGTTCGTGCGGCTGAAAGTTTGGGTCGCGCCGATCATCCCGTTCAGCGATGAAATGCCGCTGCCTGGCACACCGCCGCCGCCGCCGGTACCGATGCGCGCCTGGCGGCCGTTGATGACTACGCTGCCCGGAGGAAACACCAGCTCAGTGATGCCGTTGAAAGTTGGCGTGCCGTCGGACTCTGAGACGCGCAGGGTCTGGGCCTGGAGCGAAGTGCAAAGGGCGAAGAGCAAAGCGTTCGTGACGAGCGCGTACCTAAACAAGCATCTCATATGTATCTTTCGGCTCGGGGTTGAATTCTCCGGTCGATCCGCCCGCGCCGCTCCCTTCATTGGCAAATGTCACTTCAAGAATGTTGCTGTCCGGAGTGAAGGCGCCGCCGCTCGAGTGCGCGACTGCCACGTAAATGGTTTGCGCCAGGCGCACCGGAACGGAGTCGAGCTGGTAAGTGAAGCCCGGCCAGACCACGTCGGCGTCGTCAGTCGTTACCAGGTCCCCGAAACTTAGGCCCGACGTTGCTGTTGCCCCGGACGCGGTGGCCGTTTCCACTTCCGTGTCACCGATCCAGAGGTCTGCGGTCGCGCCTCCGGTGGCCACCACCAGGCGAATGCGCATGTTGGCGATCGCGTGACTCGACCCGCCATTGAGCGCGACGTTGCCGCTCGCGTCAAAGGTCAGCTCGAATCGATGCGTGCCGTCTTCGATCCGGAAGGCGACGCACTGGGCCGGGCTCGGATTGTCGCTGGTGATTACGAATGGCGGGATGGCCAGCTCCAGCGTGAAGCCACCGCTGAACGCGCTGCCGGGCCAGCTTGTTTTTTCGAAGTAGGTCGCCGCGTCGCTGAGAGTGGTGTCAATGCGCCAGCCGCCGGCGTTTGCTTCCGTCAGTCCGGATCCGGTTTTCGTGAAGCCGTTTGTCTCCGGGTCGTTTCCGGTGTAGGTGAAGTCAGGGACCATCGCGCCGGCGCGCAGGATGTCGATGTATTTCGGGACTTCGTTGGGCCCGTACTCAAAGATTTGTTCTGAGGGGTCGTCGAGGTCGCCGCCCATGGTCAGTGATTCAGCGATGCGCACGCGCCGGCGGGTTACCAGTCCACTGAACTCGGTGACCGCGACTGTCGCGCTGTCGGCCGTCGCATCGTTGAACAGGCCGATCACCGGCGCCGTTGTCTCGCGTTGAAACGTCAGCTCGTGTTCGATCGCGTCGGTTAATTCTCTGACTCCGCGCGTGCCGTCCGGAGCGATCGACACGGTCGAGAGAATCGGGTTTCGATCTTCCTGGGGGTTGTAGTCAAAGGATCCGGACTCGCCCGGGCGATAGAGACCGACCAGGCGCGCGGCCGCGGGCGGCTCGCCTTTGGCACGCCGCCAGACTTCCACCGTGGCGGGCTGGACCTCGCGGGTTGGATAGTATTGCCGGCGCGCCATGGGGCGACAGACAATGTTCTTTCCTCCGGATGCTTTGCAGATTAGGTTCATTGCAGTAACCAGGTCACTAGCTTCACTACTCCAAAGACGAGCGGGATGAAGACAAAGAGCCCGACGGTCGGAATCACGATTACAGGACCGCAGCCCATGTTTGTGGCAGGTTTGCCGTAAGCCATCAGGTTGTTAACACTTCAGAAAAACCACAGATGCCGTCAGCGCGGCTGAAGCTGAAGCGCAGCAGTGTGCCGACGTCGACGGCCACGGTGTCACCGGGCACGATGCCATCAGAATCACTTGCGGTGTCGGCCAGGGGCGCGTCGTTCGTGACGTCGTAGACGCTGATCGTTTCGCTCACCAACGGCGTGGTGGTGCCGTCGTCGTTGTCGATCATGACGTCGAAGGCTGCGTAATCACTAGGCATCGGTTACTTCCTCCAGCATGACGCGCAGAAACATCTTTTCGTCTTCGGTGAGCTTTGGCGCGATGTCCTCGCCCAGACACTTGCGGGCAAAATCTGCCAGCATCTCGCGGCGCTCAGGTGACTCGACCAGGGCGTCCAGTGAGAAGTCTTCGTCAGAAATTTCCATTCCCATAAGTTGCCTCCTGAAAGCACGCCGGAGGCGTGCGTACCGTTACACCATCAGCTTGAAGGTGACTCGATCGAATGAGTGGTTTACTTCGTCGAAGTCGACGTCGAACGGCAGCCGGCCGAAACCGCCGCCGGCGTTCAGTTCCGGAGCGGACGGCACAATCAAGGGCGCCTCGGCCGATTCAATGAAGTTGTAGTAATCAACCGAATACGCCTGCGCGGTGATTTCCACTTTCAGATCCGGCAACCGGCGGCGGCTCAGGATCCGGAAGTACTCGAATCGCTCGCGGCCGGCGTCTTCGTTCAGGTCGTTCACAAAATCCAGCTTGCTTGAGCGAACGCGAATCACGTCGTACTTCAGCAGCGTCAGCGCGTGCAGGTACCAGGTCGTGAAAGTCACGCGCAGATTGTTAGCCAGACCGCCTTCGTCAAACTCGCCCAGGTTAAGCAGAAGGTTTCCCAGACGCGCCGCCTCGCCGAAGCTGGTGACCCCAAAAGCGTTGATGGACTTCTCAACCACACGCCGGGTGTTATCACCGAATGCGCGACCGGCGGCGAGCTGCTGCAGCTCGGATTCGAAGGGCAGCGGCGTCTGAGTGTTCTGCTGGGCCTCGTCATCAAAGCTCACCACGTACCGGTTGCAAAGTGTCTTATCGTCTTGCATCGAATAGCGCAGCGTGGTGACTTCGTTTTCCACCAGGATGTTTCGATCTTCGCCGTAATCGATGAACAGCGGCGCCGCGGCCAGCTCTTCTTCTGACAACCCCTTGAGTGGCTTCACCCGCTCACGGCCGGACAGGTCCGGAAAGGGCACGCTGCAGCGGCCGGCCAGACACATGTCGTAAATCTGCTGCTGGGCGGTCCGGTCGATCAGCTCGGCATTGAAAGACGAACGCACGCCGGGGGTCGAGTTTCCGTCCCGGTCGAGTTGCGTCACGCTTTCCGCATACCAGGCTGCCAGGTCGATATAGTCCTGAATTTCGACGCGCGAATAATCCAGGCCCTCACCCCAGCGCTTGTCCGTCTGGACTCGCAGCAGCCACCAGGCGCGGTCGGTCGAGTACTGTTCGGTGAAGCTGCTCTCGTCGGTGTAAACCCGGATGTCGCGCAGGCCCTGGACGTCGACCTCCGCGCGAAGCTGGTCAGCGCTGGTCTTGGTGAAATCGCCCTGCACGCGCGCGAAGAAAAGCGCGGTCCCGGAATAGTTCGAAACGTTTTTGCTGAAGCCGGTCTTTGACTGGCGGAGCTCGCCGTTCCGCACGTTCAGGTGCATGTACCCGACGCGCACGCCGTTGACTGTTTGTCCGGACTGGCCATTGATGGGCCCCTCGCAGATGGCGTATTGAACAGCAACCGCGCCACCCTCCGGATGCTTCGTGTCCGGCTCGATCGCGAAGGCGAGCAGATCCAGGTCGGAAACATGGCGCTGGCCGGCTATGACTCGCAGCGGCCGTTTGAGATTGTTGTTATTGCCGCGGGTGGTGACGCTCAGGTTGGGGCCCTTGGTTTGACCCACAGTATAACTCTCGATCTTCGTGTCGAAGCCGAGGAACGACGGCGCGGCCGTCCCTCCCGCCTCGAGGCGCTCGATGCAGACGGCAAAGTTATTGCGCGGGCACGACGTGAACGGACTGCCACCGTTGAGATTGCCAAAGGATCCGCCGAGGTGACGATCGTATTTGCAGTCGTTGGCTGCAACTTGTGCAGCCGTTTCCAGCAACCCGCCGAACAGCGCCGAGCAGGTCGAGAAGAATGCGCGCCGCGGCAGCGGCAACGACGAGGATCGAAAACCAAACTCGGCCGACGTCTTGAACCGATCAAGTGTGACGTCACTCGGCGGCTGCAGGTGTCCCCACCATTGCAGCAGCAGCAGGTCGGGTTCGGGAAAGTAATAATAGATTTCAGTTTTGGGGCCGGGCCCGTGAGTGTGAAAGAGCCGGCTGATTTCATGCCGGCGCGTTACCTCGCCATCCTCCCGTTCCTCGCCATCGTAAAAGTCGAGGGTCACCTTGTCGTCACTGATGCCGGATTCCTGGGCGATGTCCAGAAAGAAGCTGCCGTCGAAGCGCAGCTCGAGGATTTGCTCGCCCTCGAGCTGGTCCAGCAGGGTCTGATTGTCGAGAATGCCGACGGCCGATTTCGGGCCGTAGTAGATCGGGCCGTCAGGTTCCGGCCAGCGCACCAGCACCAGCTCTGCCACTCTGGGTGAAGCGATGTCCTGGAGCTCCTCGATCTTGGCGGCGATTTCTTCGGGCGTCGGCATCAGGTCTTTACTTTTCCATTCTCTGATGACACGGGCAGGTGCAATTCGCCTTGGGGCAAGAACCGCTATGGCCCAAACCTGTCCGGCACTTGAAAGACTTTCCGTCAGTAATCCGACCCTTACCTACGGGACGGCGGGGCCGACGCTTTGAGCACTCTGTGTCCGTAGCCAGGCGCGTGACTTTTCTTTCCATCGGTGAATCCCCGATCACGCGTGAACGATTTTGACCGCGTCGCCGGTGCGATAGACATCGCCCGCAACCAGGCTGCCGGCGATGGCCGCGGCATTGTCCGCATATTCCGGAATGCTGGCGACGTTGAAGTTTGCTCCTGAGTCGGCGGGCTTAATGATGACCTTGCCCACCTGGGTGATGTCGACGCGGGCCTTGGCGAGAGTCCCGAGAATCAAATGGCCACCAGCAGCGCTGGTGCCGATGCAGGCCGCAGAACCGGGGGCGCCGACAATGACGGTCCCGCCAGCAGCACTCTCAATCCCCACCACCATCAGCGCAGTGCCATCGCCGTTGTCTATTTGAAAGAAACACTGCTCATCCAAAGCGTTAGACACGAAGTGCGCGATTCCGCCGCTCCCTTTAATTTGAAACCTGTAGCCAGAATCGAGATCGTCGTTGATTCCCAACGCACCGAGGCGCAATAAACCTTTCACTTGCTGCAGGGCCGCATCCTGGGAGATTGCCCGCGGATACGACATGCCCTGGTTGGCGCGCTGCGCGAGCAGCTCGTGGCCGACCGCGGTCGGATGCAAGCCTGTGCCGCCGGTTTCCTGAAATAGCACTTCATCGAATGGATCCGGCAGCTCCAGCGCAAAGTCGAGCAGGAAGTCCCACTGCCCGGTTGCATTTCGTATGAGGCGGTCAAGCTCCTGTTTAGTGATTTGAAGGACGAGCGCATTGGCACCGTTGGGTGTGTTCGTACATGCCACAACTATGAAGCCGTCGGCCTTTGCGGTCGCCCAGTAGCTTTCCAGGCGTGCAAAAATCGTGGCCGCATCGTCGCCGCTGCCGTTGATGTCGTTGATGCCGATGAACACAAACAGGTACGCAGGTTTTCCGGTAATCGCAGGGCGCAGCGGGAAAACCTCCGTCGCGTACCGATCCACGATGTTCAGGGCAGGGTCTCCGCTTTCATCAATCCAGGAACCGGAAACGGCAACGTTGTTCTTGGTGCCATGGGCAAAGAACGGCAGCTCCATGGCTCGCGCTGGCCAGTCTTCCCCCTCGGCCATTCCCAGAGCCGAAGTGCGCGAGTCGCCTTCGAAGATGAAGTTGACGTCGCCGGCGCTAACGAGCAGGGGCCCGATTACCTCGACCGTGCCGTCGTTCTGGATCAGCAGGCGCGTGATGTTGCGCGTCTGCAGTGCCACCGTGCCGACGTCGTCTTCGTCAGTGTCGGCCCCGATAGTCGTTGAACCGGTATTGGCCACGCCGCCGGTGCCCCCGGTGATTCCCGTGAGGCCCGCGCCACTGAGACCGTTGAGGTCGGACGACTGCAGCGTCACCGCCCCGCGCCGGGTATTGAAGGTCTCAACCGGGTTGCCGCGCACGGTGCGCATCGTCACCTTCTTAGTGACACCAGCATGGTTGGCAACCAGCAGATCGCCGTCGTCAGGGGTGACCAGCTCATCGTATTCAGAGATTTTCATATGATTGGCTCCTCGAGAATTTCGTCTCCGTTTTCATCAAGAATCGCGTCGCCGGTTTCGTCCAGAATGGGGAAGCCGGCAATCGGGGCGGTCACACCGGCCAGCCGGCGCTGCCTGAGCTGCAGCCCGGTTGAGTAGATTTTGGCGCAGAGCATTTCGAAGCTCAGGGAATGGTCCACAAACGACGCTAGGTGAAAGACGTCGTCTTTGAAGTCGAACACCCAGAAGGGCTCGTCTCCGGCGAGTTTTTTCTCTACAAAGAAGTCCCACAGATAGTCAGCTCGCGTCTGGTCTTCGACGGCGGGCGCAAACCCGGATTGTCCTGGCAGCACGGCGATCTTGATTGCCCAGGTGCGCAGACCTGAACCGATCACAGTGGCGTCCTGGAAACCTTCGCCATAGTCGGCCGTGAGCAGCGTCATGCCAATCGCGGTCTGGGTGAACTGAAAGCCGTTGACGTGTAGTTGGTCAGTCATGGTGTTTTAAGACTCCGCTGTGTGCCCGGCACACACGGCCTGGTTATTACGCCAACCTCTGTCTCTGACCCATCAGTCGAATCAGGTCAGCGTTGCCGTCCATGGCGTCGACAACTCCGTGCGCCCCCATGGCCACCACGGATCGCGGGCTCATCGCCTGGAGCCGCTCGATCGCCGCCGCTAATCGCCCGAGTGTTTGTTCCGAAGCGCCGCCGCTGAAGTTGCGATTCTCGGCCGCTGTCAAGACTCGCTCGCCCTGGTGAAGCCGGGCCCGATAGTTGTCATAAGGAACGTAGCGAAGGCCCGCTGCGTGGCCCGGCTCCGGGGGAGCGCCCGGATTCGGATTGCTGCTACGTCGTCGGAACGCGCCGCCCGACATGAAGCCGCCGGCGACGCTGGAAGCCGCGCCGCCATAGTCACCGCCGAGCGCCGAGCTCGCGGCGCCGGCGGCCATTGACAAGAACGCCCCGCCAGGCAGGAAACTGAGGAACGGAGCAGCAAATCCCACTATCTTGCTAAACAGACCCTGTTTTTTGGATTGCTGCTGTGAGAACATCCCGTTGATTTGGCCCAGCGCATCCTGCAGCCCGCCTTTGAAAAACTCGGTCCACTTCGACTTCGTTTCTTCGTTCGGCACGAGCTGTTTGCTCGTGTCCTTCCAACCAATGCCGAAGGCATCATCACCGGCCATCGTCTCAGCCAGACCGCCGATGACCTCTTTGTGAAAGTCTTCGTGACGTTGGGTCGCGCCCTGCATAATCTTGATACTGTCAATCATGGCGGCGTTGGCCCGAAGCTGCGCGGCGGTGATTCCGTCCAGGCTATACTCAGTTTTCTTGATGGCTTCCTCGAGCTCGAGCACTTCGTCGACGGCAGTCCGGGTATAGCCGTTGAGCTCATCGATCTGCGCTGCCTGTTTAGCGATGAAGCTCTGCTTCATTTCGGTGAAGGTTGCCCGCTTTTTGTTCTGGTCCATCTGGTTGGCGATGGCCAGCGCTAATTTTTGGAACTGAAGCGCCTCTGCCTTTAACTCTGGAGTGAGCTTTTCGATGCCGGCCTTCAGGAAATCCTGTTCAACGCGCGCGCGTTCGGTATTGTCGCCATAGAACTGGACCTCGCGCTGCAGGTCTTCCAGGATGTCTCTGAATTTGTGAAGCGGATCGAGGGCCACGCGGGCGGATTGCCCGAGACGGGCGGCGCGACCGGCACTTTTGTCTTCCCGATCGCTGCCTAAGCCGAGGCCCTTCCGCCGGTTCAGGAAGCCGGGTGTTATGTCGCCGCCAAACTTGTCACCGGACAGGGTCTGATAGCTGTCAACCACTTCCTGCGCCGAGCCCTTGAATTCCCGCCAGAATTTGTAAGCAATACTTATAAGACCCGTGACGGGCATCAGATCCTGCAGGGTAAGGCTCTTAATTGTTCGCCAGGTCGCCATAGTCAAACTCTCTATGGTGAGCAGCACGCCTGCGATTTCCTTCCCCCATTGCTTCCAGTTTTCCCGGTTGCCGGCAAGGCCCTTATCGATCTCCACGAACATGGTCATGAATGCCGGCAGGACTTCGAATCCGATCGTTCGAGTCATCGCCCCGAACTGAAGCTCGAACTGCTTTTTCATGTCCTGAAAATCGTTCGACGCTTCGGCGGACTCGTCATCGATCACGATGCCGAGCTCCCGCATCTTCCTCATGAACTCATCAAGATTGCCGCCCGCCTGGTTGAAGGTGCCCACGAGATTGGCGCCGAATTTCTTACCGAAAATTTCCGAGGCGGCAATCACCCGCTCCTGGTTTGAAGGCAGTTCAGCAAAGCGCTTCATGAATTGGGCCAGCGCCGCTTCGGGGTCCTGTAAGCCCTGCTTGATATCGACACCCATTCGGGCGAACGCCTTTGCCAGCTTCTCGTTACCTTCGGCCGCCTCGGCCATGTTGATGTTGAATTTGCTGAGACCGCTGGCGAACTCTTCCACCGTTGACCCGGCGGATTCGGCGGCAAGCTTGAAGGCGGAGATCGTTTCAGCGCTGAAACCAGACTTTTCCGAGAGTTCGAATATCTTGTCGCCCGCCTCGGCCGATTGATCGGCGAGACGGAAGAGAGCGACGCCCAGGCCCCCGACTGCCGCTCCAATCGAAGTAATTGCACCCAGGGCCAGGCCAGCCGGACCGCCGGCGAGAGAAGTAAACGAGCCGCCCAGCCGTTGGACCTTGTCGATGCTCTCAGCAGCATCCTTGTTAAAGAGCCCGAGACCGGCTTTCCACGCACCGGTGAGCTTGCCCACATGCCGCTCAGTCTGTTGCAGCGCAGCATTGGCCTTGGCGTTCGCGACCTCGATTTCTATTCGCTCTTTAAATGCTTCAATACTGCGCGCCATTTTTTTAACCTCTGGCTGTTCTGAAGGCTCTCTTTAACTTTGCCTCGAAAATGTTGGCCCAGTGTTTCTCAACGATCCGGCGGGCCGGTCCCAGGAATATGTCCCGCTGGCGAATCTTTGCGGCTGGGGTCAGGATGTACATCGCGACCAGACGGCCGGATCTGTTTCCCATGCGTGAAGCAAAAACCCCTCGCCCCGGACGACCTTTAACGTATTGAAAGAGCACGAACCCCTTACCGGATTTGAGCGGCAGCAGCACATCACTCTTTCCCATGAAGTCGCGCGGCCGCTGGCCTCGTTTGATTGAGTCGCGTTTCGTCCGTTTGACGTTTATCGTCGGGACCGCCAGATACCTCCCTCGCGGAAGGTTGACCACAATGCCGCCCGGCGAGCCGCGGAGAAACTTGCTCAACCAGGGCGCGGCCGTGCCAACGGTTGCCGTCAGATTCTGCTTAGTCGCGGCCTTTACTTTCACGGCAAATGGACCGGTTTTGTGCCAGGTTGTGCGCAGGGTGAAATTGTCCTCAATGGCGTCGATCGCCGCCCCGCGCGTTCGCAGCGCGACCTCGGTCAGAGTGGTCGCGAGCGCAAAGGTGGTCTGCTTATCGAGATGTATGCTGCCCTTGATTGAAATTTTGAATGTTGGGCTAAGCACTTGTTGACATTTCCTCTCGCACCAGCTCCGCGATACGCCGATAAAACTTCTGATCGTCCGTCTCGTTCGCCAGTGATTGACCCTGCAAAAAGAAAAGCATCAGGTTCACGTCTCGCTCGCTCCATCCTTCATAGATTTCGGAATAGCTCTTGTTCATCCGGGCCGCCAACGCGAGATACGGCAGCTCGGGAATGTTCAGCTCTGCGCCGCCGGTTCCGTCGCGGAGGTAGACCGCGAGTCGGTGGATGTCGCCGGCGCTTGAGTAGGGTTGATGTCTTTGAAAAGACGGAAATAGATTTCGCGGCAGTTCACTGCGCCGAGGTCCGCAAGATGTTCCTCGGTGATCTCGAGCGGCCCGCCATCACCATTGGTGATGTCCGGAATTGAAGTGACCACCAGGGCGAGCGACTTTGCCATGTTCCAGTCGGGTACTTCCTCGAGCTCCGTGACCTGGCGCATCAGCGCCGGCGTCACCCGGTATTTGACGGCAAAGTCTTCCGTCTTTCGTTCGCAGTTCTCGCCCTCTTCAAAGGTCAATGGCACCGTGATAGTGCGGGTGGTGAACTGGCTTACATTTACTCTCGGCATAGATCTCCGTTTCGTTGTAAACACACCTCTGCGCCCGATGCACGAAGGCATCGGCGCGAAGTTTCAATGATGAATGTGATTAGCGGTTGAGTTTTGCGCGGTCGCGCTCGACCGTGCCATCGCTGTAATGCTCGGAAGGCGAAACGCCTTCTGTCTGAAATTCCCGATCTTGTTCCAACGCCTCTTCAATAGATCACTCCTAACGTTTTAAGTGGATTTAGTTTTTGCGGCTCGCACTCGCGCGTGAGACGCGGATGCGTGGTGTGTGGAAACGAGGGTCAGGGTTTCAACGCTGTGCGCCGATTTGCTTGCGTTCGAGACGTTCGACTGTCATTTCCAGTTCCCGGATGCGCGCGTCCTTCAGGCCGATGATTGATTGCTGGCTCGCAATCTTTTCTTTCAACTGCCCGCCTAACATGGTTGCCTGCCCGAGGTTCATGCTCATTTCTCGAATCAACTGCGCCGTGCTGACCGCGCTCTGCGTCCGGATGCTTTCAGCTTCAGCAAAGGTTTTGTCTGCCTCGGCCGGCGCCGTCCGCCAGGTCTTGAAAAATGCAACGATCCCATTCCACAAGCCTTTGTGTGTTGCAAGAATTATTGCAATAAGCAGCCAGACCGCTTCGCGCCACGAGTGAGGAATGGGAATCCAGGATTGCATATTTCATAATGCGATCGATTGCAGTTCTCTGGCGTGCGCTCTCAGCTCGCAGTTGATGCGCTCCAGCTCGTTCCGGTCGACTCCAAGAAGAGGGCAAAGCCCTGGACTTGTTTCCTCGTACCACTCACGCGCGTCAGAATTCGGGAACAGATGTAGGCCGGCCCGCCGGTGTTCGGGCCCGTATGAAGCGTTCACCGGAAGAGTCTGGACAAACCCGCCAGCGTACTTGGCCGCTTCTTCCTGGGCCAGCGTCAGGTCGGTGTAGAAGCCGAACCACTCAACGGCAAAGTCGCTGGACCACCCCGTGTCGGCGTAAGCCTTCCGGATCTGTTCCTGCTGTTCAGACGCCAGCTCCGATAGTGGCCAGCGGCGGCCGACGAGATAGCCTTCGTCTACCGCGGCCAAAACGGGCGCGCGCCGCTCTGCTGTCGCTGCCGACATTGATTACTCTCCCGATTCGTTTTCGCCCTGGTCGTCGCCATTGCCTTCGCCCTCTTCAGGCGGCGGCTCGGGTGCCCCCGGGCCGGGGGTCACGCCTGTTGGTTGTGGCGCTGGGCCTTTCGGCTCGTCGGTGTCGTGGACTTTGTCTTTCTTTTCGTCACTCATTGGTTTGCCTTTTCTTTCGAGCTGATGTTTACTTCCCGCGCCGCGGTCGCTGCTACCTGCAAAGTATGGCGACCGTGACGGTTGGCGGCGTGACTTTCGGGCCACGTCGCCGCCTCTCACTTCTAAGTCGCTGTTGGCGGTGTGTGAATCATTATTCGGTCCAGCTTTTCCTCAACTCGATCAAATCGCCGCGTGTTTTCGGCTTTGAAATCTTCCCAAATCTTTTTGTCTCGATTTGGATCAAGATGCAGCGCCGTGTTCGATTCATGCTTATGGAGCTCCTGCTCGGCCTCTCGTAATCGCTCCGCAAATAGCTTGTTCTGTTCTGTCAGCGCGTTAATCCGAAAGTTGTTTACCGCCCACGCCGCAATCACCCCAGCAGCAATGACTCCGAGCGTAACCAAAACACCGATGTTGTTCGCAAGCCATGCTCCCATCCTTTACCCGTTACCGCCCCAACAATGAGACGAGGTGCGGACCCGCGATCAGCAGAAACGCTAACAGGCCCATCGCAAACGCGAGGCGGCCCATCTCAGAAACCTTTGCGTTGGTCGACAGTGCGTAGACCAGGGCGCCGATGACGCAGATTAAGAGTGGTAAAAAGATGATCATAAATCCCTGCCCACCAACAACCGATAGACCAGAAGCACGACCACGATCACGATTAACAGGTGAATGAGGTTGCCGCCAAACCCCGACAGCAGGCCGAGCAGCCAGAGAATCAATAGCACTACCAGGATGGTCCAGAGCATGCCTTGTTTACCCCCTGCGAATCGCAAACGCTATTCCAATGATGGCGCTACCAATGACGAAGGCGGCTAAAAGCAGGTAGACGAGCCACTGGATGAGCTGCTGCTGCGAAACGCGTCCGGTTTTTTCACCCGCGCTGCCGGCTCCTGACGCTGACTGTGCCAACTCGACCATTGATAACCTCTTCAGCACCTCGGCTTGAAATGCCCCGAACTGAGTGGCTTGAGCTTGCGCGGTTGATGCTACCTGCGCCCGAAGCGTTTCCGCTGTCGCCACTACTGCAGAGGCCGTTTTAATGACCTCTTCTCGATCTATCTGTCGAATAGAATCAAGTCGCTTTGACTCAGCGTCGTCCAGTTGATGCTGATGATTGGCCCTGAGTTCACCGATTTCCTTAACGTGTTGAAGCTTCGCATCAGTCAGCTCTCTCTCTGCTCTGCGCTGAGCGTCGGAAGATTCCTTATTTGCCTGAACAAGCGCGATGACATTCGCAGTCGGATCAATAACCGGGCCACCGCTCGCGTCTACTCCTAAACCTGTCACCTTGTCGACGCTCATTCATCTCGGGGGCATTTGCTACCAGGTGTGAATGTCGCCGTAGCCATCCGCCGCAGTCTTATCGGGGCGAAGCTGCGCTTTACCTGTCAGTTCGTATTCGTTGGCTGTGTTCCCAGTGCCCGCCGCGCTGCCGGACTTGAGCTGGATCGGCGCCGCCGACAGGCGGATATTGTCGACGCGCGCGAACAGGTTCTGATCAGGCGAGTTCGTCAGGTTCTTGCCGTCGAGAACCAGGCAGACGGCTTCCGGAGTCTGGCTCAGCAGAGCGGCGTTGAGCGACACACCATAGTCATAGGCCAGGTGGAATGGCTGGACCAGCGCGTCGGCGTCGTCGCCGCCGGAGAAGTTCGCATCGGTCAGGTTTACGCCGTCAGTCGTCAGGGTGATCGAATTGCCGGCCACGCCCGGAGTGTTGGCGGTAAGCGTTACGGTACTGGGATGCGGTGCGGCCGTGCACAACGTGGTGGCCGTGTCGGTGTTGACCTTGACCGCCAGGTTGGTGGCCGAGGTTTCGATATCATCGCCGATGTTGATCTGGTCGCCAACCGCGCCGGAAGCTTTCCATGTGTAAGTCTTGCCCCCGACGACGGTCGTCTGGTCCACGTCAGGTTGATCGGCAAACGTAACCGTGGCGGTTGCTGCCACGGCGTCCGCGGCGTCGACGTCCAGGAATGTGATGGCGCCGGATTCCGAAACGCGGTAATGCGTGCCTTCGGCCAACGTGCTGGGGCTGCCGGCGTCGTCAGTGATGACGACCGTGTCAGTGTCGATGTTCGAGTTTGCCGGGTGATAAATGTGACCAGCTTCAAAACCGACAGGCAGCTCTTCGTCGGTAACTGAATCCGCTTCCACTTCGGTCACCGTTGCGTGACTGATCAGCTCGAGGGTCCGCTTGGTGTGCTCCTTGACGGTGATTTTTACCTCGAGCTCGCGGCTGATGGGGATCCGCATGTCGATCATGTTCGGACCTTCGCGGCCGGTGGACTTGTTTTCAGCCCACTCGATGGTTTGCGTTAGCTCGAATACAGGCGATTCGCCGAGGTCGGTGAACTGGGTCGGCATGCCCGCCGCGTCAAGAGGCGAAGCGGAAACATTGCCGGTGCCGATGTAGTATTTTTTCTCAGTTGCCATGTTCGTTGACCTCGTGCATGTAACGCAGACTGTCTAGTCTGCGGATTTTCCAATAGCCGCAGACTGGACAGTCTGCGGTACACCCGCTACTCCCAGGCGTTGAAGGGCTCGCTGTAAAACTCGACGGTGAAACCGACTGCGGCGCCGTCGATCGAGAAGGTTTCGGTCGGGATTATGAAACCGTCATTCTGTGGCTTAGTGTCGACCGCGATGGCGCTCTCAGGGACGTACTTGTTTGTTTCGGCGTTGAAGGTCCGGAACTGCGGATCTCGCTGGCCACTGACTTCGTTTTCGATGATGGCCTTCATGACGTCGCCAATCATCACCCGCAGCTCGGCCGGCGTGGTCTTTTGCGAATGAAAGATGCGCACCTGAAGCGGTAGAGTGTTCGGAATCGCCTTTTCCTGCGGAAAGCTTTGCTCACTGGTGTTTACCTGGTCGAAGATGCCCAGCCGGGTCGCGTCTCGCAGTTGGTCCTCATTGAAGTGTGTAGGCCAGTCCTCAGCAGCCGTCGCGCCGATGTCGGTCTGGAAGCCATTGGCCACCGTGATGCGCGCCAGGCGCTGCGTGAGCTTGTCGACTATCTGCTGGCGGATGGTTGAAGGCATAGCGAGTTTCGGGTCGAGTTTCGAGTTAGCAGATGCGCGGGTGGGAACTGAGACAAGGCCCGCCAGCAGCACAGCCGTGACAAGTAACAGTCGAAAGATTTGTTTCATCGGTGGATCCTCCGTTGGTCATTGGTGAAAAAGCCGCCTACGCGGCATCTTTTTCGGCTTGAATTTCTTTGACTTTTTCAACCGAAGTATTCTCTGGTTGCTTTACGGCTGTTCGGATCAGCGAGTTGACTTCGGGCTCAGACCTGACCTGCGATCGAGTAAGCACAATGGATAAAGAGCCAACCACCACACCGACTACCAGCATCACCTGGGCGGTCTGTTCAGCCGTCCATTTGAGAATGCCAAAGATAATCAGCATCGGAATGACGGCCTTGACGATCTCGGCCAACGCGCCTAAAACAACTGCTGGTTCTCTTCCGAACATAGAGTTCTTTCCTTTGTCGCCGATCCGCCTTATGGCTGCAGCGCATTGCGCAGCTCGTCGAGACTCGCTTTCAAGTCAGCATCGGTACTGGCTCTCGCCGGCGTCGAGCCGGCGGCCGTAGACTGGCCTTTAGCACCCAGGCCGCCACCATAGAAAATGCGCGCCGCGTCAATCACTCCCTGGATTGCCCGCTGCACCCGATCGAGTTTTGGAGATAGCTTGAAATGACCGCGCCTGAGCACGTCCCAGAAGCGGCCCTGGTAACGGTCGATCGCGGCTACCTTGCAGGGCTTGTCTGAACCGCATGCCTTCAGCTCGTCGCCGAGAGTAATCGCGCCGTTCGACAGGTCCGTGAAGTCCTGGACCACCGCCGCGCGATCGCCGCCAAGCTGAAGAGAGTCAAAGAACGCGGGCGAAGCAGCCAGCAGCCCGCGCAGCGTGCCGGTGAATCCGCCGCCGCAGGAAACAAGCATCAGCAGCAGTCCCGTGACTGCCACCGATTTGAGAGATGAAATGTAAGTTTTGCGAATCATACTTCCTTCAGATAGAGCCGGCTGGTGCCGGCGCCCTCAGCCACAACCCGCGCGGTCAGCTTGTAAGTTTTGCCATAACCGTCTTCGTGCGCCTCGAGGTTTGGGAAGGTGACCTGCATTCCCGGCTCGATGTCTGCCAGGTCGGGTGACTTACACAGCATCGAGGGCTCGCTGGTCGAGATGTCAGTGTCGACATAAACCTGGTTGGCTTCACCGGTGAGATCGAAAATGACGTCCATCGTCTTCTCGAAATCGTCGGGACCGGTGACGGCTGCGGCCGTGGCAAAGTCGTCAGTATCAAAGAACGTTTGGTCGAGGTCTGCGGCGGTCTCGAGGCTCATTTGCCTTCCAGTTCCGCCTCAATCGTCTCGAGGATTTCGGCTTTCTTCAGGTGCTCAGTTACGCCGATGTTGCGTTCGTGCGCGTAGGCCAGCAGCTCGGCCTTCGTCATTTTGTGCAGGTCCTGGGGCGACCCGGTCGCTACCGCTCCCGATACTGAAGCCGAGCCGGCGATGACCGGATCGCGGTTGATGGGCTCAGGATCGCGCGTCTGTACCTGCTGCCCCCCACCAGGAGTCTCCGACGCTGGCAGCGACGAAGAGACTTCGACTGCGCGACCCTGATTGATGAACCGAAAAGCTGCGGCCGGATCGACGTCGCATTCCTGCACGGGATAGTCCGGACCGTAGTCACAGCCGTTATAGGAAGTGTTGCGGGTGAACCGCAGCCGCTTCGGACCTTTCTTTTTGTTGACGAATTCGACTGGCATTGTCTTCGACCGTTTCAGGTGTTGGAGCGGGAACCAACGGCGCCCGCCCCGATCGAGCCATCCCACATTGCTGCCGCCTTACTAGACGGTCAGGCCGGTGCCCTTAACGAAAGCTTCGGCATAACGGAGCGCGATATCGACCATCAGGAAGCTAGTCACTTCAATCATGCCCTGCTTCTTGAGGGCGTACGGGTCGGTGATGATTTCGAGCGCGCCCCACTCGCCAACGAGAAGCTGGGACCAGACACCAAATACGATGCCGTGCTCGCTGCCGGCGCCCAGCGTTTTCGAAACCTGGTTGGTGGCCTCGGCGCGGTAGCCGTTCATCTCACCTCCGCGCCACATCGGCAGCGCGATTGTATTCTCGAGCTCGGCGGTCTTCTTAGCCTTGCCGCGCACGCCCGGCGTGGTGAGATACGCCATGGTCCCGATGGCCGCGTTGTCGTTCTCGATTTCAGTCTCCATGTCGACAATCTTGTCGAAGCTAATAGCGCCACCCATGGCGACCGAATTTACGCCTCCCTGCGCGTAGATGCCGGTTGGGGCACTGCCGCCGCCACCGTGCAGCGCTGCGCGATCGATGGCCAGCGCGGCGATCGTGGCCATGTCCTGCATTACCAGGGCGTCGATGTTGACGACGGATTGGCGCAGCAACTGGCGCGAATAACTCGTGGTCGATTGACCCGTCTTCGGCGACATCTCAACCTGGTCCAACGTCAGATTTGATTCGGCAACGTCACTGCCGGGATTCTCACCCACCCAGGTGAAGGTGCCGGCGCCAATCTGTTTCGGGAAAGCAATGTTCCCCTGAAGGCCCGGCATCACCGTCGCGCCGAGGGCAATTACCATCGCGCGGTTGCGCAGGAGGTCGATAAACGATCCCGGCTCAGTGAAGACCAGCTCCTCGCCGGCGGTGTCTGTCTGAGTGTCGAGACCCGAGCGTTGCATCATCTGACGTTGCAGACGCTCGCGCTCAGCCTGGACCGCGCCGCGTAGAGCGATCGTCGAGGGGATGAGTACGCCGCCGCGCTGTTTGTAGCCCGGCGCATCGATGCGCTTGCGAATCTCGTCTGAGATTTCCAGCTCGAGTGAATTTGTGTCGCCACCGATCGACCGGTCGCGCATGTTGGCGTCCGCCAGAATCGCGCGGGTGATCGAAAAGGCTTTCTTCTCGCGCTCTGTAAGGTCGATGACGTTGCCCTGTTTGAGCGGGGTTTTGTTTTCCTGCTCGCGCGACTGGCGCTTGTCGAAGACCATCTGCCGGAACTCGGCGACGTTCTTGCCCTGGGCAATCGCGTCGCGCGCGACTTCCTGGGCAAGCGACTCGCCCGGCGCGTCGATCACTTTGGCCAGGTCCATAATTTCGGTCGCACGCGCAACCTCGGAAACGACCACGGGTTTGTTTTCTTCTTTTTCCGGCATTGATTTCACCTCATCAGGGTTTTCAGTTGCGCGCGCTTCCGGCTCTTCAGCCGTGGCACCTGGTTCAACGATTTCGAGCCCGAGCTCCTTCGCGCGGGCCTTAACTTGTTCGACTTCATCAGCGGCTGGAGTCTCCAGCTCGCGGCCAACACCGACTGTGGTGTCAAACGGAATTGAGACAAGCGAGATTTCCAGCGGCTCCCACAACGTGGCCGTCAGCGTCTCGCTCTTTTCGTCATACTCGTACTTGTGGATCTCATAGCCGACACTGACGAGCTGGCGAATCCCGTCGACAACGTCCTGGAATTCATCCTCGGCGATCTGGCGTTTTGAGAATTTAACCGTGGCGCGCGCCTTCTTGCCGTCGGTCTCTGCAGTGCCTTCGACGACTTTGCCGACCTGCGTCCTGGTGTCGTGGTCTTTCAACAACGCGCCGCCGCTGTTCAGGCGATCGAGCTTGATCGCGCCGTCCTTGTGCGAGAGAACTTCGGTGTAAAAGTAACGCTCGCCGGCCATGTCGCTCGAGAAGGAAAGGTCGACGGTGCGATCGTCGGCGTTGATGCCGTCGCGGCGAACAACCTCGAAGTTGCGATAGAGCTTTTTGCCGACGACTTCGCGCTTGAGAAACTCCCGCCGTTCCTCGGGCTTGAGGCTGCGGAAATCGCGGCGATTGAGTTTGTCAGTCATTTCAAAAGTTGTCTGCGGTTACGCGGCTACAGGCATCGCGAGCACGCTCACAGTCACGCCGCCGGCGCCAGTGCCGGTCGCGGCCGTCACCGTGACGAGCAGGGCTTTGCCCGCGGTAAGGACGCCGCCATAGGTAAGGATGGCGCCCGCACTGCCGGTATTGAGATCGTTCTTGAACTTGTTCGTGGTGTCGGTTTCGCCGATATCAAACAGAGTGGCCGCGCCGCTGCCGGCGGCAAAGGTCTCATCAATAGTCACGACAATGACGACCGCACGATCGACCGGAGCGGCGGCGAGCAGCGACTGGGCGCCGGCGTCCGTTTTGATGTAACTGTCGCTGGCACCCACGCCGTTGCTCGGCGTAGCTCCCGCGAACTCGACGGCACCCGTTGATGCGTCGTAGCTGAGAATCGGGTTCTCAGTCGTGTTACGGATCGGGATGACTGTGGTTAGCGAACTGTCGGCGATGTTGTCGGTATAGGTCGTCGCGGTGTTATTGCTGATGGTGGCCAGCAATTTGTAATTCGCCGGGATGTTCCGGTCCGCGTTTGCTGCTGTGCGGTAAAGTTTACGCGCTGTTACGAAAGCCGAGCCGAGCGGAATATCAGTCAGGGCGACCTGGCCATCAGTTCCCAGTGCGGCCACGGTAGCACTGACCGCGCCCAGGTCTTCGTCGTTGAATGAGGTTTCGCCCTCGGCGGTGACAAACGTCACCAGGTAAGAGTGGGCCCCGTTGTTGACGTTGCCGGCGCCACCGCCAGCCAGTGCGGCCGCCATGCCTGCCGTCTCGAGGTCCGGAGTCAGCTCAGGCCGGCTCAGCAAAACGTTGCCATCGATGTCTTCGATTGGCCAAACTCTTCGTCGTAATGTCATGGTTGTTTCTCCGTTGGCTCGCTTACTGGCGCTCTTTCCTGATGGCGGCGAGAAAATAGCAAAAAAAGAAACCGAGGCTGGGCGGGGATTGGCCGCTCGCGCTATTTCCCGGCGTTTTCGTCGGCCGGCTGGTTGGCATCAGCGGGCTCGGTGGCTGCCTTTGGCGCTGGGCCGACCTTCACGCCGTACTTCGTCTGGAGCTTTATTTCTTCCGACTTAACGACCAGCATTTCTTCGAAGTCCTCGCCTTCATCAGCCAGCACCTGGGTGGTGGTCGTGAAACCGTTGGCGACCCGCTTCTCGTCGGCCTCGGCGTCCTGCTGCGGATTGACGTAACCCCAGCCGCGCGGCAGAAACTTTGGCTCAGTCAGGCGGTCGACGTCGCGCGGCAGTACTCCCTCGAGGGCGCCGGTCAGCATTGCACTGCGCAGCCAGGAGAGATAGACCTCGCGGTGCAGGTGCTCGATGAAAAACTGCTGGCAGACCTTCCAGACCTCGCGGGTTTCCTGGATGCCGGCGCGAATGCTCGAGTAATTGACTTCGCGCAGGTCTGAGGCGAATGTGCAGTAATCAACGTCGAAACCGACCGCGATACCTTTCAGCATTGTCTTGAGAAACTCGCCTTCATTGCCGTTCGGGTGTTTTGGATCGAAGTTCTTGATGTCATAGCCGGCGGGCAGTTGGGGAAAGATGCCCGGGCTGGCTTCGACTTCGACCGGCAGCGGGTCCGCTCCGGTGAATTGGGCCTCCTGGCCCCCGGGTGGAATCAGGAAAGCCATCTGACAGGCTTCGACGCGGGCCCCGATCACTTTCGCTTCGATGAACTCGCCCAGGTCGCGCAGGTTCCGCATGGCCGCGTGCGTCCAGGGCACCCCGCGGGTCACCGTTTCATCTTCCTGGCAGACGAACAGATGAATGATTTCGCTCGCCGGCACACGCACGGTCTTATTCACCCGGCCGGACTCCGGATAGAGATGGTCGTAATACGGCGTCGTCAGGTGATAAGCCACCGGCCGATCGTCGTTGTCGACTTCCACCGACATCAGGATCCGGTTGCCGTTGGGTAGAAGCTGGTTATTCGTCTCACTGAGATAGCTCACGTCGATGAGCTTCAGGGCAAAGCCGAAATCATTCTTCGCCGTGACCTTCCGGATCAGGCACTCGCCGTCACGCGCGAGCTGCGTCGCGGCCAGGTTCTGCACATCGAGCCACGAGAGTTTTCCGGAGACGGTGCAGGTGTCTTTGTGGCACCAGCGCTGCCAGGCATCTTCGACCTGGCGATTGAGCACGCTGTCGAGCTCGTCACCGTTGGTCTTCGCGCGTGCCTGGACGCGGATGCCGCGCGGGCCGATGACGTTCGATCTCACCATCGAGAGAAACTTCTTCATGTAGCCGTCGTTGTGCGCCAGGTCCCGTGAACGCGCGCGCATCGTGCGCAGCCCCTGACGAAGCTCAGCGCCGGCGGAAGTGACCGGGGCCACCCAGTCACTGGTAAAACGATTGTTCATGGCCGCGTCAAAACGGCGCTGCATCAGAGCGCTCTGTCTGCGCTGAAGAGCGCGGGTCCGCTCTGCAGCAGCCTGCTGGGCGCGCAGCTCGCTGAAGGTTGGCAGCTTGAGATCGAGGGACGTGAATTCCATTTCGGTTTTACCGCGGTGCGACGAATCGCACTTCGACGTTGCGCATCAGCGGGCTGCCACCGTTGGCGGCGCGCTCGGAATTGACTCGCTGAACCAGGTGCTTTTCGAGTTCGATCAACTCGCTCAGTGAATGCTCGCGCTTCATCCGGCCGGCGATTGAGTATTCGGCGGCGTTTTTCGCTGCGGCTTTGCCCAGCGCCACGCGCACGGCCGCGAGATCGATTTCGGTCTGAGTTCGCCCGTCGTAGGCGGTCGTGATGTCGCTGTTGAGCAGGTTCGGCTTGACGTTCGTCTGGCCCTCGCCGACCTGGTATTCCTCGCCGGTGTCTGGATTGCTCACCCAGGCTTGCCAGTAGTAGAGACCGGCGGAAAGGTTCGCCGTCGCCGGCAGGTCTTCATCGGCATAAGCGGGAATCGTCACCAGGAATGAGCTGCCATCCGCAACGACCAGGTCGCCCTCGATGTCGAGACCGGCGCCGGCGCCGCGGAAGAAGTACGCCAGCAACCAGCCCGACTCAGGGTTGTAATTGGCAAACGTCTTTTTCCATTTCACTGTCGAGCCGACAGTGATTTCGACGGGCTCAGTGGTGGCGATCGCCGGCGTGGTCATTGCGCCGGGATTGTATGGGAAGGAAGGGAATCGGCTGTGCGGGGATTGGCCGCTGCGTCAGAAAAACCTACCGGGCGGACGTCGCACGAAGCCACCAGGGCGGCGTGGAGCAAGGCGGGACTTACCTGCCGGCGGCGTTGACGTGGGCGGTGTTTCCGGTGGTGGCTCGCCCTCGCTGTCAGGCTTTGGCTCGAGCAGCTCGGCCTTGCGAAGCAGCAGCGCGTGAATCTTCCCCATGTCGGGATTCAAAATGTAATAGGCAGCCATCGCATAAACACGGCAGTCAAGCGCCTCGTTGCGCGCCGACTCGCGGATCTTTTCCCACACGCGGGCGCCCTTTTTCATCCTCGGCCGCTCGCTCAGTAGCTGTTTGAAGTGGTCCTCGCCATAGAACACGCGGCCCTGCTCGCCGGCGCGCTCGAGCGGGAAGTGACAGTAGCCGGGCCCCTGGTCCTTCAGGTGCAAGTTGGTGATGAAGGTGTCCTTCGCCGCCTCAGTGCCGACGAGAAACAGCTTGATTTTGGGCCGGCCTGCCTCGGTCGGTTTGCCCACGATTGGCTTGCCGGCAGTCGAAGCGCCCTTCACTGCGAAGACCCGGTAACCGCGATTGGCATAGGCGAACGCATAGACTTCGTTGGTGAAACCGCCGCCGGAATCGATGGCCGTGCAGGCGACCTTCAGCGTGACGCCGTCGGCGCGCTTGAACTCGCGGGTTATGACTTCGGATTTCAGACGCTCCCAGGTCTCGGCCTTGGTGGGATCACCCCAGACCACCACGTAATCGGCCGACCAGTTTTCAAGGTTCAAGCCGAAGCCGAGAATCTCGCACTCCAGACGGTCCGGGTGGACGTCGACGCCGGCGACCAGGAGACACACACCGATCGGCATCGGATACTCGCCGCCGCGGCCGTCGCTGCCACCATAGTCTTCGCAGCGATCGGTTATCTCGCTGGTCTCGATCTTTTCCTGGGGCGGCTCCCATCCCTCGGCGAGCCACATGGTGACGAACGCTTTGAGCTGCCCGGGATCCCCGCTGCGTTTGGCGGTGACGAAAGCTTCGGCCATCTGGCCCCAGGCGACGAACGGTGAATAGAGTTTGTTCAGGTGGAAGCCGGCGCGGCCGGGCACACGTTGGCCGTCTGGATTCTCCTGGCGCCACTCGCCGCGCGCGAGCATCTGCGTTTTGTGCCGCTCTTCGATGACGGCGCCGCAGCCTTTGATCAGCAGGACCTTCTTGCCATCCTCATCGAACTCGCCGCAGATGTAATACGCGGCCAGCGGGTCTTTGTCCCACCGCAGATTTTTGAACTTCAGCACCTGGAATTCGCCGCAGTGTGGACAGGGCACGTAGTAACGGCGCTGGTCGCTTTCGTGAAACTCGCGCTCGATCGGAGAGAAGCGCGGGGCATCGAGAGGCGTGCCGGCCGGGTTCTCGAGGCGATCGCCGGGCGTCGAGACTTTTACGATCAGGGTGTCGGGCTGCCAGGTGTCCAGCGACGGTTCCGCGACTTTGCAGTAATCGCCGAGGTCGGTTTCTTTGTAGGCGTCGCGTTCGTCGAAGTAAATCTTTGCATTCGAGCGCGACGTCGCCGTCGCTGATGAAGTGGCCCAGCCCAGCACGAGCTGGCCGCCCGGATATGACTTTGCTTTGATGGTGTTGCCGCTGTCGCGGATGCGCTTGTCCCGGACCAGGGCGTGCAGCACCGGAGTGTCATGCAGCATCGGCGCGAATGCCAGCTTGGACCACTCGTCAGCTTTCTTTTCATCCTCGCAGGCGTAGAGCTGTGGCACCGGATCCGCATGAATGGAGTGGCCGATGATGTTGAGAATGCACTCGGTGCCTCCAACCTGGCGTGGCTTTACGAAAACGATCTCTTTGATGTCCGGATCAGAGGCGGCTGCCATGATGCCGCGGGTGTAAGGGACCAGGTCAGTGCGCCATGGACCAGGCCGGGAGCTCCGGCCCTTCGAGACGAAGCGATAGCGATCGGCCCAGTCCGCAACGGTGATCAGCGGCGGAGGGATCGCCTGGTCAAGCGCTTCGGAAAATACTCTTGTAATTATCTCGGAGGTCATTGAAGGCTTTCGACGTTTCGCGCTTCAGCAGACTCGCCACCTCGCGCGATGTCTTGCACATATTAAGCCGGCCGGCCAGCTCGCGCGGCTGTTTGACGACCAGGAGCTGGTGCAGATGGTGAATGACAAGCTGCAGATGGTCGCGAACTTCGTTGTAAGGGACCAGCTCGCGGCGGGCCTGCTGGACTTTGATCTCTTTCAGCTCGGCCTCGGCCAGGGCGCCGCGCGTTTTAACGTCGCTCAGAGTCGGATCCTGGATTGATTCGAGCAGTTCCTTGACCGTTTTGCCCTGGGCATTCTTCTGGGTGAGGCGATACTGCTTTAGCTTTGGTTTGTTGACCGCCGGCGTGATGCCCTTCAGAACTTTCTTCACCACCTGCGAATAGGTCCCCGTCATCTCCGCCAGCGCCAGTATCGAGAAGAGACCATCGGCTTTGGGTTGGTCCGGCTGGATCGCGCGCGCGGTTTCCGATCGAACTGCTGAGACGAAGGCGGCAACGATCTGCTCGACGCTCGGGTCTTCAGGCAGCCCGGTGAGAATTTCGGTGATGGCTTTGCGCGGAATGCCCGTCAGCTCGGCGGCTTTGCTGATTGAGAATACGGGATTTGTCATGCCACGATTTTGAGGCGACTGCTGGTGGCGGGTTGTGTTGTTAGCGCCGGCACCCGGCGCGCGCGGTCACCCAGGCGCAACAGAGAGTTGATTTCTTTCTGGACTGCCAGCGCGGTCTTTGGGTCTTTTGGCTGCTCGATCGGTGCGGAGCATGTTGGGCAGTTTATTACGCCGGCCACCGCTGATTGGAAAAGAGACTCGAGCCGCTCGAGCGCTTTGCCGACCTCAGTGTCGAGGTTCAGCACGCCGGCCGTCTCGATCAGCCGCGTCGTCGCGTTATCGATCACCGTGGTCATCACATGAGGGCTGAGCCCCCACTTTTGCGCCTTCGCATATTCGAGAATGTAATCACGATTCATACCGCGACAAAAAAGCCGGTAGACCTCCAGCGTCGCCTGCTCCGGAGTCAGCTTTTTCGCCTTCGATGTTTTTGCTTTTGTCATTGCGCGCATCAATCGAATGTAATGGTTAGGGCCGCGATCGCGGTCCGGTTTTTCCAGAGATATCGGAGGTTTCTCCAGGTCAAGGAATAATTGCAGCTCTTTGTTGAGATCGTTACCCTCATTTTTATGTTTTGGAAAATTGCGTCGTTATTAAAATCCGAAAAAGTTCTGTTGTTAGCCACCCAGCGCAGTGGCGCGTTACC